ATTATTGGATCATAAAAAAATAGTCATGGTAATTTGCTGCGATATAGATGGATGCCTAACAGATGGCAAAATATGGGTTGACCACAAAGGCAATATCATTAAGTCATTCAATAACAAGGACATTGGAGCCATAAAAGAGCTTATTTCCATGGGGTATCAGGTTCACTTAGTAACTGCATCTAGTTGGCCCGGTGCAGAGCAATACCTTAGAAGGTCTGGGGCTGAGTTACATATAATCAGAAACAAAGAGACCATTCCTTTTGACTATCAAATAGCCATAGGAGATTCTGCATGGGATATACCTATGTTGACTAAGGCAAAACACTTATTCTGCCCAGCAGATGCTTCATTGGAGGTTAAATGTCTAGATGGAGTGCATCCATTACAGACACCCGGAGGTCAGGGTATAATGTTAGAGCTAGTTCGGATTTTATCAAGCTGGTCAAGTAATCCTTGACAACTGATGTGTATAAGTTTTTACACTTATATTTGTTTAAGTGCTAAAAATTTAGTATATTAGGGGGTGAATAAAGGGTAAAAAATCAACGAGCCTTCAGTCCTTCGGGGCTGAGGGCTTTTTTACATTATGCCTTACAAATCAAGAGCCCAAGCAGCTTTTTTTAACATAAACAAGAAAAAGCTAGAAAAGCAAGGAGTCAACGTAGAGGAGTGGAATAAAGCCTCTAAAGGCAAGAAACTCCCTAAGATGGCCAAGAAAAAGAAATAATGTCATCACTCACCACCATAGACTGGGATGTTGTAGGCGAATACCTCATGGCAGGATGCTCTGGGGTAGAAGTAGCCGCACAACTCGGCATCCACGAAAACACTCTATATCAACGATGTAAGTCGGATTTAGGTATAGATTTTGTGGCATTAAAGCAAGAAAAGCAAGCATCAGGAGAAAGCCTCCTAAGAAAGGTCCAATTCGATGCAGCTATTAAAGATAAAGACAGAGCAATGCTTATCTGGTTAGGTAAGCAAAGACTCGGTCAAAAAGAAAAAGGCGAGCAAGATATTAAGGTTGATGGAGGCATTAACATAGTATTTAAGCCAGCCAATGAGACAAGTTGAGATAAGATACACCAGTGTCTTTGAAAGGAATTTGCAAGCCTATCAGGCTAAACAGTACAGGGTTATAGCCAACCAAGGCTCTACCCGATCTGGCAAGACCTACTCAATAAGTCAACTACTAGCTCTTTACATACCGCATAAGGAAAAGGTTACTATCTCAGTGGTAAGCCCATCTCTACCCCATCTTAAAAGAGGGGCAAGGAGAGACATCCTAAAGATATTAGAGGATGCTGGGTTATACTCTGATGACAACTTTAACAAGACCGACAATGTCTATCACTACCCTAATGGCTCATATATTGAGTTTTTTGGGGCTGAGGACTCTGGTAAGGTTAGAGGACCGGGCAGGGATATTCTGTATATCAATGAGGCTAATTTATTGCCCCATTCGATTTATCAGCAGTTAGCCCTCAGAACCAAGCAAACCATCTTTCTGGACTTTAACCCAGTAGATGAGATGAGCTGGGTCTATGATGTCTCGGATAGAGAAAGCAATATCCTAATCCACTCGACCTACAAAGACAATCCATTCTTGCCAAGTGAGCAGATAGCAGAGATTGAAAGTCTGAAAGATGCAGATGAGAATCTATGGAAAGTCTTTGGGTTAGGAGAGAGGGGTAAGTCATCAGAGATTATCTACACCCATTGGAGGCAAGGTCAGTTCCCAGAGGATTGCGAGACCGTTTATGGTCTGGACTTTGGGTACTCAGTGCCAACAGCCTTAGTCAAGGTCGGGTTTTACGAAAGCCAGACATTTGTCAAAGAGTTGCTTTATGAGACAAAGCTAACAACCACCGATTTAATAGAAAGGTTAAAGCTCTTAAACATCAGGAGGTCAGATGAGATTTACTGTGATGCTGCTGAGCCTAAGACTATCGAGGAACTGGTAAGGGCTGGGTACAATGCCAAGCCTGCCGAGAAAGATGTCTATGCTGGCATCCAAAAGGTCAAAAGCCAGCCATTGGTAGTAACACCTGAGTCTATCAACCTAATTAAAGAGATTAGGTCCTACAAGTGGAAGGTTGACAAAGATGGCAAGGTACATCCAGACGAGCAGCCAGTCAAGATGTGGGATCACTTATGCGATGCGATGCGGTATGCTATATATACAAAACTAAACAAGCCTAAGTTTGAGGTGATGGCTTGGTAAAATAAAGAAAGTGGGCAGAATCAAAGATGCGTGGGATGCGTTAACTAAAAAGGCAGTGCCAATGATGCCGGTAGGTCAGCCCTTTGCTTCCTATCAGGTAACTGGTGGCACTTTTGTCGGTATAACTGACAATCGGACCAATTATATCCGGGATGGCTATCAGGTTAACGATATCCTCTATTCCACTATAACTCTCATCACAGATAAGTGTAAGCTACCAGAATGGTCAACTTACAAGGTAGTCGATGAGGCTGCCTTTAAGTCTTATCAGGGATTGATGAGAAAGAAAGACATCTCTACTGAGGATTTCCAAAAGGCAATGGGGTATAAGAAAAAAGCCCTAGAGCCTATCTTTGTTGACAGACTCACAGAACTCTTACGATACCCTAACGACTACGAGACCTTTCAGGACTTAGTAGCTAACTCAACTGGATATAAACTTATAACTGGTGGTCGCTGTGTTTGGGCTCAGATGCTTGACATGGGAGCCAATCAGGGTAAACCATACCAACTACACAACCTACCCTACCAAGAGGTAAACATTATTGCTTCTAGTAATATGTTCCCTATTGTCGAGGAGGGTTACATGATTCCGGTCCTTTCCAATGCCTTATTCCCTAAAAGTCAGGTTTTGCACGATAAGTACCAAAACTATGACTGGGATATCAACGGAGCCCATCTTTACGGAATGAGTCCGTTAAAGGCTGCCCTTAGAAGATTGAGCAGGTCAAACTCGGCTATCAAAGCCAGTGCTGCCATGCTAGAGAACCAAGGGGTAAAGGGTGTGCTTTATGTCGATGATCCTAGGGTTATCGGTGGAGGTGTGGATGTAGCAGATACAAGAAAGCAAGTAGAGGCTATTAAGAGTAAACTCGTAGGCAAGGGAGAATGGGTAGGCTCAGAGAACTGGGGCCGCATTGGTGTCTCTGGTTACAAGATGGGATGGCAGTCAGTTGGACTGAATCCAGTAGAGCTATCCATTATAGACTCTGAAAAATGGGATCTAAAGCGTTTTAGCTCTGTTTACGGAGTACCTAGCCAACTGGTAGGTGATTCTGAGTCTAGCACATATAACAACGTAAGAGAGGCTGAAAAGGCCCTTACAACTCGTTGTGCCATGCCTCAGCTAGTTTCATTCCGTAACCACTTCAATAGAAAGCTACAAACCGACTGGGGTTATAAAGGTCAGAATGTCTATATCGACTTTGACCATACGGTATTTACCGAACTCCAAGAAGATGTAGTCGAAAAGTCCAACTGGATTAAAACTCTGAAGGCATTAAGCCCTAATGAGCAAAGGATGCACTTAGGACTAGAAAGAATAGACAATCCTCTCTTTGATGAGCCTTGGATTACTCCACAAGATGGTATGCCACTTAGTGAGTACGAGACTCCAAACATGGACCTCAGCGATGTAAACGAGGTCGAAGATGAGGTAGAAAATGAGGAGATGAATGACGATTGATGAGATTGTCAGCACAACCTACCCGGTAACAAAAAGGGAGAGGTGCTGTGCGTTATTAAAAGCTAAAATGGATGCCAAGCGATTGGCTCTAAAAAATAGATTGATGGATGACCGACAAAGAGAGAAAAGAGTATGCGGAGAACTTCACGAGAACCAATCGGAAGTTTGCCAAAACGCACTTTCCTAAGGTCAAAAGACAACTAGATAAGGTTGTCAGCTCTTTGATAGGTACAATAAAGAAAGTTGGAGCCAGACAAGCTCAGACAAGACTAAGGACACAGCTTTGGAATGATGAGCTCTATAAACCAATAGAGGCCATCTACAAGCAAGTAGGTCTCTACCATGCCAACCAGATGTATAAGCTAATCCGTAGGGAAGCTAACCAGAAAGGGATAGGCAGAGATGAGCAGTGGACTAGGTTTATCATGGATGAGCTAGAAAGGACCTTGCTCCAGTTTGCGGTAGTCAAGACCTCAGAGACACTTAGAAACCATTTACTACTCGTTTTACAGAATGCTATCATAAAAGAGCAAACCGTAGATGAGATAGTAAAGATTCTACAAGACTCAGGGTTTACAGCCATGCAAGCCGAAAGGATTGTGAGAACGGAGGTAGGTCGGGCAGCCAACACTGGGATAAAGGCAGCAGCCGAGTCTTTTGACTACGCAATGGTCAAAGAGTGGATTGCCTTTAGAGATTCAAGGACCAGAGGTTTTAAGCCAGAGCAACCCAAAGACCACTTTCACATGGATGGTCAGGTGGTTGACTTTTATGACAACTTTGTCGATCCTAGAAGCGGAGAGAATATAGAATATCCTCTAGCTCCGGGTGGCTCAGCAGCGATGGTCATAAATTGCAGATGCTCTTATATTGTTGTACCTAAAAGAGATAGTAGAGGCAGACTAATAAACAGGGGAGGTGCTTGATCGACTACGGTCAATACTGCGGAATAATGAAACAATAACCAGGGTCAACCCTCCCAAAATATTGAATATGAAAAGATACTTTGAACAAAAGACAGTAAGCAACTCAGTGCAGGATGTTAGCACTACCACCAGAAAGGTAAAGGTAGCTATCAGCCAGATGGGCAGTAAGGACTTTGACAATGATGTCATTGACCACAATGCCTACACTAAGACATTAACAGAAAGAGGTCCTAAGGGTGCTAATCTTATTTGGCATTTAACAGACCACAATCCGAGTCTAAAGTCAGCCATTGGCAAGTTCTCTGAGCTGTATGTAGAAAAGGACTATCTGGTAGGAATTACCGATGTGCCTAACACTACATGGGGCAACGATGTCCTAGAGTTCTACAAGTCTGGTCATATTAACCAACACTCAGTTGGCTTTAGAACTATCAAGCAAGAGAACCAGAAAAGTGTAGAGGGTGAGTACAACCTTATCAAAGAGATTCTCCTTTTTGAAGGTTCTGCTGTACTCTGGGGTGCTAATATCAACACACCTACAATCGAAGTAGGTAAGTCAACCGAGGAGGTTATTAGCCAGCATGAGAAACTGTCTAAAGAGCTGAGTATGCTCTTAAAGTCATTGAAAGATGGCCGCTTCTCTGATGAGGCTTTTGAGTTTATCGAAATCAGAGTAGCACAAATAAACGAGGCAATTAAATCCCTTATATCTATTGAATCCACTCCTAAAGTAGAGCAACCCGCAGAAGCAGTTGTAGAAACCAAGGAGCCGGAGATTGACTTAAGTGGACTTAAGCATAATTTGAATAATCTATTAACTAAATTAAATTCCTAACAATGGATGAATTGAAAAGCATCGAGACTGCGGTAAAATCAGCTACCGAGTCAGTAGAAAAGATGAAGGCTGCCAATGAGGCTGCCATTGCTGATGTTAAAAACGAAGTAGCTGAAGTAAAGGCTGCTGTTGTTACTATGGATGAGGCTTCTAAGAAGAACCAAGCTGCTCTTGACCAACTGATCGCTGAGAAGTCAGCTAAGAAAGTTGACAACAAGAACAAGTCTTTCGGTGAGGCTTACAACGAGGCTATCGCTGAGGCTTTCGAGTCTAAGCAAGCTGAGATCAAGCATTTCCAAAAGGACAAGAATGCTAAGCTCGTAATCGACCTTAAGACTGTTGGTACAATGACTACTACTGCTAGCTTGACTGGCGATGGTGTTGCTACTTACAATCAGCGTCAAGGTTTGGTTCCTGCTCAGAAGATCAACTTCCGCGACTTGGTTCCTACTGCTGTATCTCCTACCGGACTTTATGTAACCTATCGTGAGACTGGTTCTGAAGGTTCTATCGAGAAGCAAACAGAAGGAAATCCTAAGAGCCAGATCGACTACGACCTGACTGAGGTAAAAGTAGTATCTGACTACATCGCTGGTTTTGCTCGTTTCTCAAAGCAGATGATGTTCCAACTGCCTTTCTTGCAGAACACTTTGCAGCGTATGTTGCTCCGTGACTTCTACAAAAAAGAGAACAGCACTTTCTTTGCTGCTGTTAGCCAAGGTGCTACTGGTTCTACTACTACCTCTGCAACTGTTGACGTAGAGCAACTGGTTGACTGGATTGCTAACCAACTGGCTGCTGACTTCGATGCTTCATTTGCTCTGGTATCTTACCAGCAGTGGGCTCGCTTGCTCAAAACTAAGCCTATGGACTACTCTGTACCTGGTGGTGTTGTTATCGACCCCGCTGGTAACGTGCGTATCGCTGGAGTGCCTGTAATCGGTGCCTCTTGGGTTACTGATGACAAGTGTCTGATCATCGACTCTAACTATGTAGAGCGTGTTGAGACTGAAGGTCTGCGTGTTGAGTTCTCTTATGAGGATAGCGACAACTTCCAAAGAAACCTTGTAACTGCTCGTGTTGAGTGCTTTGAGGACATCAACCTCCTCCGCACAGATGCGATCATCTACGGTGATTTTGGAAATATCTAAAATAGGTGCTGTGGTTTGATGTGGTGGGGCCGGTTTCGGCTGGCCCCTTTTTTTAATAAATCTCTATGCTGTACAACTTACTTATCGACTGGGATGACCAAACCAATGAATCTGGCATCAATGAGCCTTTAACTGTCGAGGAGGTTAAAAACTATCTCAGACTAGAAGGGTTTATCGATCAGTCAGATAGCATACCATCCGACTTTAACGATGATGATGCTATTATAGAAACATTGATTCGGTCTGCTAGAGAGAGGATTGAGGAGTTTACTGGCCTGAGCTTAATCCCTAAAATATGGGAGATTGAATTCACTAACTTGGCTGGTGGCTTTGAGATTCCGTTTGGTCCAGTTACTACCATCATTAACGTAAAAGATGATGAGGGGGATAGTATTAGTACAGATGACTTTGAGGTGTCCTTAAATGGCAGAATCCTAAAATGGCCTAAGTATGAAAATATGACCATGCTTTACGAGGCTGGTTATGTTAGCTTACCTAAAGGCTTAAAGGATGCCATGTACAAAGAGGTCGCTTACAGGTATATCAATAGAGGGGATGAGAATGTCGATGGCATGAGCCGCGAGGCCATGAATCTGGCAAGTAGATATAAAACTACAAACTGGTTAGGATGATAGGTAACCTTAAGCCCATAAAGCTGTTGAAATATACCCAGACCATTGACTCTAATGGGGATGCTACTGAAACGGTAGCAACAACCTATAAGATGTGGGCTGAGGTAGAGGATGGCGGTGGGTCTAGGAGTCAAGGGGATGGTAGAACAGAGATGTCAGATACTAAGACCTTTAGGATTCCTTTTAGGGGTTACAATATCACACCTGACTACCGAATAGAGTACTTTGGACAGACCTACTCAATAGGTAGTGTCCGTAGGATTGATGAAAAACGATTTAACTGGGAGATAACTGGATTAGCAATATTTGAGCTTGATTAAGGTAACAACCATAGGATTTGACAAATTATCTGGTCGATTAAATTCGGCTAGTAAAGCCATGAAAGATGAGGTACAAGCCGAAGTCGAGGCTAGTGCTATGGAGTTTGTTGCTTTAGCTAAAAGAGACTTAGCTGGTCAAGGTGGAGACAGAGGTACATTGCTTAGGTCTATATCTTACAAAAGAGAAACACCATACAGCTATATGGTATCTGCTAATGCCTCTTATGCTCCTTATATTGAGTTTGGTACAAAGAGAAAGTTTAAGCCTTACCCCGGTACTGAGGAGTACGCTGCTCAGTTCAAAGGGGGCGAGAAAAAAGGCGATTGGATTGAGATGCTTATGTCTATTTACTCTTGGGTAAAACGCAAGGGAATAGGGGTAACATACAATGTAAAGACTAAAAGAAAGAACAGACAAACTAAAGACCAACGATTGAGCATTGCTTTTGCAATTACAATGAGTATTCTAAAGAATGGTATCAGTCCAAAGCCATTTTTTTACAAGCAGATACCTATTGTGCAAAAATCACTAACACAACGTATAAACCGCATACTAAGTGGCATTTAAGACTGCACTATACGACCTAAAGACAGAATGGTACAAAGCCCTCGATGGGGTTATCTCTGTGCCAGTCTATAAGGATGCAGTGCCTCTTAATCAGAATGGCAACTATGTACTTATCAGGTCAGAGGGTAGTACCCAGACAGACCTCAACAACTCTGCATTTTTTCAATCTGCTGTTATTGTAGTGGATATATTAACAAAATTCGCTACTTTAGGAAACAGTAAGATTGCTTACGATATAGCCCAAGAGATCTACGATGAGATAATACTCAGTCCTAACTCTTTTGGCATAACCATACCAGACCACCAGATTACACAGATAACGATTCAATCAGAGACCGAGCTTTACGAAGATGATGGCTCTGAGAAACTATTTAGGCTTTTACTTAGATACGAGCATATTCTTAATCAAAATTAAATAAAAACAAATGGCAGATGCTACAACAATCTCCGGCAGTGTGATGTTTATCGAATACTCAGACACGCCGAGTAGTGCAAGAAAGTCGGCTGTGTGTCAGAGTGAGGGATCATTCGATGGCAGCCGCAACGTAGTTAGTGATGAGACTAACTGTGGAACTTTGAAAGTATTAGGACCTCAAAACAACCGTTTCACTTTGA